CAACGTTCCCCGCATACTACATAAATTCTGTCGATATCTCAGAGTCTCACTCTTTACCGATACTAATTTATCTCCCACAAGGTCGTCCTCTCATACAGATTTTCAATCACCATGAGCGTACCGTCGGTTTCACCTTCCGTACATTTGGATCACCTTGTCTCCAACTCCAACTTCACTTTACAAGACGTCTGTGACTCTCACATTTCGTCAGCATCCGTAAACGAAGTTTATCGCGCCCATATCGCCCAAACCGTCACTTCAATATCAGCGATTAAATCTAAACTTCCATCTTTCACTGTTAAGGCCTCTCTCAAACCTGATCAACAAACTGCTTTGACCCGCACTTTCTCCGAATTCAATATTACCTTCACTCCCGTCGATTACTCCCCTCACGGCTTCGCCAGAGAACATCGACGTCTGTCTTGGTTTAAATTCGTCAATGACTTTAATGTCGATCGCGATTCCCGCAATATTCTTATCAAGGATGTTGGCGGTAATCCCGTTCAACATTATTCTCAAGAGAACCTGTTTGTTCATGCGTGTCAACCCAATTTGTCTTATGCTGATTCTATTCGTTGTAGTAACACTCATCATCACTTTAATAATGTCGTCAATCCGTCTCCAGACCAGGTGCACTATTTGCAACATCAAAATGTTTATTATTGTCATAACGTCTCACAAAATTGTCCAGTTCGTGCCAAGTATTGCACATTTCTACACTCCATTTATGACATTGATACTCCTGCACTTTCAGCCATCCTCTCCGAATCTAACTGCGAAAAAGCTTTTGGTTGTTTCATCTTCGATGCATCAATCCTAACCTCCAATTCCACCCGCGGTTATTTGGACAAACAACAATGCTACTGGTCTATTGAACGTCGCGACAATCGTCGTATCATTTATTTCACATTCGAAAATGACACTCAATTATCTTATTGTCACGATTACGAACAATATATTTCGTTGCTCCGCAATTTTGTTATTTATACTATTTCTGGACCATACTTGTTCTCAATTTCTCAAATAGTAGATCAGGTCTGTTACTTTACTATTATAAAGTCTGTTTGCAGAGTACCGCATTCTTTTGTTCGTCGTCCTATCCCTCTTTGTTTGGATTCAGATAAAATTGTCATTTATTATTGGTCCTATAATGATGTTCCCAGAGTAGAAAACCTGGTAGATATATTTTTTAATCGTAAAATGTTCCGTAAACGCCTCGTTGTCTCCAAGAGATTATGTGATCTTATTTCATCATTCATTTACCAGTTGCCTGATGCTTCTCGCACTATTGATAAAGTCATGACTGCTGCTGTCTCTTTCAGCAAGCGCGAAGTTATCAATGGTGCAGCACTTAAAGCGACTTATGAAATAGAACCACAAATACTTGCAGAGCTAGTTTATATTTTGTACATCGATGTCATGATTCACAAGTTTAATTTGACGCAAGGATATACCATCATAAAGAATGATATTATGAGCACTCAAAAACACAATTCCTCCAACTATTTCGTGCGACTCTTTAACAATATCTTCTCTGTCCCTGTCTCACGTTCTGACGCCGATGTTGCTTTTACGGATTCATTTTCCACCACCCTCACCAATACACTGCGAGAAGAAGCTTGGTCCACAATCGATGTTCGTATTTCTTGGATACTTTCTCACATCCGTAATACTTATAAAGATAATAAATATGCAGCAGTTCGCACTCAGTCTACATTCCTGACACTGGATGAGGAATTACAACTGCTTGTCTCCCCGATTCATTCGTCTGCTGGTTTAGATGTCCATTCTCTTAATAATTATAACTCTCAAATTACTGACACTAAACCTCCGCTCGTACCAAATTGCTTCTTCTATCCATCTCTTCGCACAGTTTTTCCTCTTCGTCAATTCTTGGAAGCTCACTATCCAGATGTCGATCCCTGCACCCAATTCTCCTTCAATCAAATTTGCACGATCTTGTCCACCTATTCCATCGTTACTGGTAATAATATTTATCTGAAACATAATTCTCAAATCTATTTGATTAAGAACGATGTTTCGGTTGAATATATTATCATGGAAATTCATAATCTTGTCGTTTATTCACTCAATCACGCTGACACCATTCCTTTAATTGATGCTCCTATGAACATGTACGAATCTGTTTATGATACAGCCTTTTCTCAGTTTGACCGTCGTCAGATTCCTCTGACCACAAATACTTTTGGTTACCCTTGTATTTCTGGCCTAAAAACTGCTGATATCATTTCCAAATTCGCTATTACATTCAAGCGCCCTCTTTGTTTAGGTGCTCCCGGTGCATCAGCTTGGTATATTATCGATAGGTTTAATATTTCGGTTTTTGGTATTTCCATTATTAGCACTGATTTTAGTGATTGGAACACAGAATTGTTTCACAATCCTTTGTTCAATGAGCTCAGATATGCCGATAATGATATTCTTAAACCCGAAGTTTTAAATTATTATACAGTGAATGAAAAATTTGATTATATTGATGGTGATCTCGCAGTCCAATTTGATGATCCTAATTGTTTAAATGTTTTTAATGCCGAGATAGATTTTGTACTTGGTTGCACGATGGTTGGTGGTTGTGCGCAAATCAAAGTTCATTTTTTGCCGTTTAAGTCAGAAACGGAAATACGTCAAATCCTTCCGCAGTTATTTCGTTTGTGTGAAAATTTTTCTTCTGTACAGTTGTACAAAACTATTGTTGCGACGCAAAATACTGAATTTCATATTGTCTGTAGAAATTTCGGTTGTTCTCAAAACAACCGAAATGTTTTTCATAGACAATATGCTGAAATCATTAAGTTGCATCGATCATCAATATTGTATTTTTATGACCGTATGTATGGTGTTAATCTTGATGACGCCTATTATGTTTACCCCACCGATTTACAACAATTGTTTGATCTGAAAAAGAAAATCAAGAAACCTCGTAACATCAAAAGAAAATTAGTATTCACTCCAGCTTCCACCACCACCACCCTGCTCGGAAAAATCAAATCTTTGTTCACCACTACAGTTACTACCGCCGGCACTTATGCGTTTACTCAAGATCCAAATGTCACTGTCCCTACTCGCACACTCCCTACACCTACTACATTACCGCATTCTTCTCCCCCGGTTATTAATAAGACTTCGCAGGCTGCTTTATTTCTTGCTAAAAGAGCAGCAAAACAAAACCCAATTTTACCTCCTATACCGTTGCCTGCTAACTCATCAGATGATTCGGATGACGATGATTCTGACGATTTTTGTTATGCTACATCAACCGTTCAAGCATTGATACAGCCTCCTGCGACTTCTTCTAACTCTTCCGGTTCACTTGTCCCATTCACTGGTACCACTGTCATCGTTCCTACTGACGGTACTACTCCTCCGAATTTTCAACTTCCGCCAAACACATCACATTGCGCCAATTTTGTTCATACCATTGCTGCACCTACCCAATATACACGTTATCAAACACGCGGTCAGGGTAACTGTGGTATACACGCAATCACGCGCAATAATGATATCAACTGTGCCGCTTTTATTCGTGCTATATCCCAACATCCTCGTTTTCCCACTGCCCCACCCAATCACTTAGCACAATGGTATTTCGGTTATAATCTCACTGAAAACGATTTGGCCGCAATTGCTTATGTTCTAGGTAGCAATTTACACATACACACTCCTATGACGTTGATTTCTTATCGTGATCCTCTTATTCTTCATGAGCTTTGTATGTCCTATTCCAACAATCATTATGAAATGTCTACTTGTGTTCGTGGTGGCAGTGGTCACCTCGACGCGGCTATAGCTGAGTATCATTCTTATTGTCGTGAAATAGTCCGAATTGTTTCCTCAAACATACGTTGCAACCACAAAATTTATTCACTTATTCCTAATAAGAAAGATTATACCAAGGCGGACGCACTCTTCAACAAATCATATCTTGTTTCTGTTAACAAGGCAACGAATACCTACTTTCTTGGCGGAAAGATTTTTGATATTAAACCGTATCAGTATTTCTTTACCGCTGAAGGAGTGCTTAGGCCTATTCGTTATCTTGATAATCATAAATTTGATATAATTAATGGTGAAGAGTGCATCTTCCTCAATGAGTTTTGTCGTTCCGCTATCGAGCAAGTTTTTCTCGACAAACATTCATTGACCACACCATCATGCAAGATTAAATTTTGCCAAGCTGCGCCCGGTTGCGGAAAAACACACTCCATACTTAATAATCCTTTACTTGAAGATTCTCTAGTTATTTTGCACAGCAACCATTCCGTGACCGACTTCGAATCACGTCTCGGTGAATATTCGCCGAAAGAAGTCGTCAATATTGTTAAGGCCATCACTATGAAACCGGAAACCTTCAAAGTTGTTTTTGTCGACGAAGTTGTGATACAACATGTCGGTTGTATCTTGTCATTGCTTACAAAATTCAACGCACGTCGTTGTTTTTTGTCTGGTGACATGTTACAAGCGAATTTTCACAACCTCCTCGGCGATTATAAACTCAATTATAGTATATTCAATAATACAATTAAACCTACCACTTTCCTCAATGTTAGTTATCGTATTCCGGCAGACATAGCTGCTTTCATATCCGAATCCTATGTGCAAAAAACTGGCTCCCCACCCATTATGACACACAATGATTTAATCGGCACATCCGTTTCCATTGTACCAATAAATACTATATATGATCTTGACAAATCCTTCAAATATCTTGTTTTCTCCGATGAGGAGAATGTTTTAGTCCCTAATTCAACCACTATAGTTAAATTTCAAGGTTGTCAAGCTCAGCATATTCGTATTGTTCGTCTTCATCGTAATCCTCAACATCCCTTATTCAATGACCCGTACATAGTCAATACCGCACTCACCCGTCACACCCATTCTCTTACATATTATTGTCTTGCTACTATTACGTCTGATCTTTTGTATGATTCTATACTTCGAATACAAGCTATACCACAATCTGAATCTGTTAAACATATTGTTTTGCGCGCTGGCGGTGTCGACCATGCTGATTTTATTTCTCCTTTAGTTAGTGATATCAATTATTTTGGTAAATATTCGAGAGATATGAAATCAGTATATTTTTTAAATACTATCGGACAAATTTACGACTTACACAAGCAAGACGTTGCTTATGTATGTGTAGATCCCGTTATATTTAAAAAGTACGACCCCACCATGGTGTATAAATTAATTTTGGTTAATCGTTTTAGTAAAAATGTTCGTATAGTAGCAAAACAATGTGACGCAAAAGTTTTTTCCACCGTTACCGAATTTTTCTTTTCCAATGCGCTATTCGATGAACCGTATTCCGAATTTCTTCCTCTTTCTTGCCAGGTCGATAGTTATGCCGATTTCTTTTATCATTTCGTCCCTATTTCCATCGAATACGTCCAAAACTTGTTATCTTCTATAATTGGTATTCGCACTTTCGACGAAGTTATGTTCGATTCTTATTTGGTTAATTCTATTGGTAATCTCGATTTGTTTGTTGATCGCGAAGTTTCATTTAATGTCATAAAAAATTTTTCACGCGTACCAGAGATATGCAATTTATCTCCACATCTACACGCACCTATACCCACGCGTCGCGGGCAAATTTTTAATGAAACATTACTCGCAGCAATTAAACGGAACTTTCTCGTCCCGAATCTGCAATTGTATGTCGATGTCGACGCACAGGCTGATTTGATGGTTAAGAACTTTCTCTTCAAGTGTTGTAAAAACTTCGAGCGCGTCAATATTTCACCTTCAATGTCTCAAACTCAAGCTTGGTTGCAAAAGCAAGGCATCACTATTAGTAATTTGCTACAACAGTCCGCTCTCGTTGCGGATACACCCGGTAATATTTATGATTTTAGTATTAAATCTTCTCCCAAGAAGGTTTTTCCTGATTTTATTGACATTTACCCCGCTTTGCAAACAATTTCTGCACATCCCAAAAACATAAATGCATATTTTTCCCCTTTGTTCTGTATGTACAGAGATAAAATTCTTTCCGTTTTAAATAACAATATATGCATTTTTACCAAGCTTGACATCGATTCATTGGCAAATCGTATTCCAAATAGAATTATGGGTATGCAAAAAGTCGAACTTGATATTTCCAAATATGATAAGTCCCAATCATTGTTAGCTCTTCTAGTAGAATATAAGCTTATGCGAACATTCGGTTTTTCAAAGTTGGATTGTGATGTATGGTTCAACATGCGTCATTATTGCCGTTTTTCTTCCACTGCAACAGGTATTAAATTTGATGTTTTGTATCAAATGAAATCTGGCGTCGCATCAACATTTATTAGCAACACTTTGCACCAGATGTGTGTCCTCTTTTCAGAATGGCATCCTAGTCCGGATTCTTTTTCTCTGTTCTGCGGAGATGATTCACTTCTTTTCGATCACCAATTCTCACGCGACGATTTGCAACTTTATCGATTTTCCACAATATACAATTTTGATATTAAACGTTTTAATTATCAATCTTTGTACTTTGCGGGGAAGTTTATTTGTTATGACAATAATCGTTTCGTGGTAGTTCCTGATCCTATCAAATTTTTGTTTTCTTTATGTCGATCTGATGTTCCAAATTTCTCGATGCTTAAGGAAATTGCCGTTTCCTACCTTTCTCTTTTCACACCGGATTGTTTTACCACAAATATTTCCAATATTGTTAACGATGGTTTAGTAGAAAGGTATAAAGTGCATGTTTCTTTTCGGCATTTTTATATGTCCATACCGTTCATTTTGACCAATTTCACCGATTTCTTCTTTGTTGATCCATCCGCAAAGATTGATGAATCTGTTCGCATAAATTTGTAACTTCTATTTAGTTAGTCTCATTTCAAAATGTTTTTAATTATTTTTGTCTCTCTCATCGGTTATGTTTACTCTTGGCGACCAACTGATTTGTATAATGCATCACTTCCTTATGATTCATTATCACTTTTTCCTCGTTCTCAGCATTTTTCTTCTTCGGTCTTGTCAACTGGTGTATGTGAAATTGTCGATTATTCTCGCGATTGTTTTCAAGTTTTTGATATATCGTTTCTCGACAGTTTTATTACTACTCCTAGTTGTCCTTCAACACCTTCTTGTCCGTATCGTAAAATGCTTATTTCGGGGAATGGTAACAATCGTCAGTTTCTTTGTTACCCTGTTATTGTTTTATCCTCCGGTACTTGTACCTTCTATCGTTTGGATTTTAACGCATTATCTTATCAGTTTACCAACACGCCTTATTCTATCAATTTTCAACCGTCGTCTTCTCTCTTGTATATCAGTAATTCTCATTTTTCTGGCTATTCACCTTATGTGTGCTATCAGAATTCTGTTATACCGTCCTTTTCCTTCAGCGCTCTTATTATTCGTGGTCCTCGCTACTGTCGTCCAACTACTCTACGTGTTCCACCGATTAGTAATTTCTTATCTATAACGCCTTCTCCTCCTCCTGATTTTATTCGATCTGATGTGTTTCAATCTTTTGTTCGTGATTTCGATTATTTTGTTCCGTCTCTTTGTTCGTTCAACCAGACTTATTCTGTTAATCTTGTAATTTGTTACTCCCATTCAACGACATATCTTTTTAATGCATCAGATGCGTTTGTTGAATTTTCGCTTTCGTTTCAGTCTTATTCTTATTCTATCAAGGATTACTTCCTTACTACCTTTCTTCATATCACATTGGCTATTAAGGGTTTCTTTTTATCTCTGTTTAATGACATTCTGTTTTTTCTCGAATCTGAATTTCCATATATCGTTGATGTAATTGTTCACTTGATTATTAAATTGTTCTCTTTGCTTGTCACGGTTGTAAAAACAATTATATTTAGTGCTTTTCGCACATTTCCATCGTATTATTTTCTTGATGCGTTGGTTATATCTATGATTGTCTTTGTGCTGTACATATACTTTCGTGACGTTTACATCATCCTTTTTGTTATGGTATTTGTTTCTTCAGGTTTCGTCTATTATAATTATGATTCTCAACTAGATCATTCTGATCCTTCTGTCATTACCGTTGATTTTCAACCTTTTAATAGCACTTGTCCTATTTGTCCTGTTTGCCCTTTGTGTTCTACAACTCCGTTTACTACTATATTTCCGCAGACCACCTCTACTACCACCTCTACTACTTCGCAATCAATCACAACTAGTTTGTTGCTATCTACTTCGTTGTCTATGGCTTCAAATACTTGTAATTGTTCTTGCAGCTTTAATTATTTTCCTTCGCCATCTGTCGGCATAGCATACTCCGTTGCGGTTGCTGGTGGTTCGTTTCGTTCTTTTTCCAGATTTTTTGCACCTTTGCAAATTCTCCCCAACATTGTATGTTATTCTATTGGTAGTTGTCATGGTCTGTCTTATAGTGGTTATTTGGTTCCGAATACATTGGCTAATTCATCTTTGACTGATATCGTTATTGCTGTTCCTCAGGTTTCTTCAGGTGTTACTTCTATTACTTGCTCAACTCCATGCTCTGCAACCTATTATCCGCCTGCGCACGCTGCTCAAATTATTGGTCTTGTCAAAGCTTATTGGTTATTATATCCCGTTTTTAATGTATATTTTTCATCCGTTAACGTCGCATGTATCGACCAACCTGCTACTATTTGTCAATCCCGATTCACTTTCAGATATTTCCACTATAATCCCGCGTCCAATGTCCATTCCAACAATCTCGGTTCAACACCTTATACCGATCGTCCTTTTGCACCTACATGGCGTAACGCTCCTCATAATACTTTCACTATTTCAAACAGTATTTCATTTTGTGATGATCCATCTCTACCGAACTTTAAAATATATCTTAATGTGACAGTATCATCACTCGTGTCTTATTACAATCTTACATCCATGATTGGTAACTCACCATTGTGTTACTTTCACATTTCTGAATATGATTTCCCTATGATTTTTCAATTCGGTACCTTCAAAATGCCACTTCTGTTTTCCGTTGCACGTTCCTATTCTTATGCATCTTATTAATTTCTAATTAGTATATTGCATTTCTTTATGTTTATTTCACCATGTCTACTCGTCGTGTTCGAACTCCTATTCGTAGTGTGCGTCGCGCTTCTCCACCTGTCGCCACGCCACGTCGATCCACAATGTCCACTGTTCGCCTAGATTCCGTCTATAGTGATGTTGTCAGCATTCTTACGAATGCTTTCAGCAATTTTTACTATCTCGCTCTGGTTCTCGTCGTCGCCTATCTCATTTTTACCAGCGGCCCTAATCACCGTTCTGGTATCGTTGGTTCCACTCTTAACGGTACTAGTAATGTGTTTGTCGACTTTGTCTTCAATTCTCCCAACGACGCCACCGGACTCGCCATTCTTTGGACTAACATCCCCCTGTTGCCCTCTTCCATCCTCCTACCCTATGCTCTTGCTACCTTTGCGTGGGTTAAAATCATCCCTGAGGCTATGATATACGAATATATGTTGCAGGCTTTGTTTTTCTTGATTTATGTTAAAACTAACGTTAAATCAACAAAAATGTTGCTTTCACTTTTCGCTATCGCAGCCTACTTCCTCGGGTGGTTTATCATCGGCAACAATGTTACTCCATTGTCCTCATACTCCTCCACCTATACCAACGGTTCATTGTTTCAATACCGTTAGTTTCCATATACCATACAGCGATTTTAATTAATTTCACATTATTGATTAATATAATCTGTATAAACTAAAATTAATGTGATTACAAAAACAGTATCCCATCTGTATGTCCATCTCACGAGGTTTTTATTCTTCCTAATTTTCCTCACAATAGCATTTTCCCCTGTTCACTAAGTGTACTCTTTTACTTTCCTTCTTCCTCTCTCTCTCTCCTTTCTTCTTTTCCGG